ATTACGGCAAGTGATACTACGGTTGATGCTGCCACAACGTATGATGAAATAACTACGGATATGGCAATTGCCGATACTGCCGAGGAAGCGCCTTCAACAGATACTGACAAGGAAAAATATAAGATATTAAGACATGCTTATATGAAACTTGACGGTCTGCCATTAAGCTTTAATCTGCCGAGATATGATGAAGATATACCAGATAAGGTAATTGACAAATATTTCGGTATTGATTTGGCTGACACTATTCGTGAAACGCATATAAAAATAGAGAATATCGAACCAGATTCTATTGATGAAATGCAATTTGAAAACAGGATTGTGTATCATGCTCTTAGGAGATTTAGACTGACTGCATCGGTATTCTTTAAATTTAGTACGGCGGTTGACGGTAAAACTGTTGATAAAACACAAATTCCGAAAATGTTATCTAACCTCATTACTGAATATGAAGAAGAATATAAGAAATGGCGGTTAGGACATGTTGGGAAATTATGGAATAGGGGTGGTAGTTAATGTCAATGATGTTAAATCAGGCAGATATCAATTTTATGAAAGATACTGTTCGTGATATTATAGACCAATGGCACACTACCATCACTATTATGCAACCATTACCCATTGACGAGCAACCTAATTATGATAAGATACTTCATGAGTTTGTCGGAGAAACCATGTTTGAGACATTATGTATACCAGCGGAACGCAAGGATATAGTTAATAACTATACGAATAATCTACCGCCAGACGATACTGAATATGGTGAGAAGAATGCTGGTACTATATTGTACGCAATACCTAATGTAATACCATTGTTTGATGATGATGGTAATCAAATTGGCGTTAGACAATTCAAGCCACACAACGAAGCTATTATTGCTGTAGACGATACTAAAGATAGATATCATATAGTATCGATACGTGATAGAATTGGCGAAACGCTTATTACAATAAAACGGTATATTGGTAGTATACCTGTGGGATCTGAAAATATTGAATCTGATAAACTCCCAGTTGATGGTTTAGGAGAGTGATCTAATGATAAGAGTAAGAATTACAGGTGTTGACGCAGTTGTTAGGTCATATGATAGAACAAAAGATGGTATAGAAGATGCGCTTACAACAGGTACTGAAGAAGCAGCTGATTATTTAATTGATTGTATCCAAGATAAATTTGGTAAATATCAGCCTGGGTGGGAACAGCTTAAATATGAGACTATTCACCGCAAGAAAATGAATAAAACTAAACCTCTTGTGGAATATGCTGATATGATGTTTTCATTTAATAAAATGACCAGCGCCAGAACTCGTAAGCATATAATCCATGTAACATCTAATGATCCGAAACTTATACATCATATGTATGGTGCTCCAGTGGTAAACCTTCCAAAGCGTGACCCTGTTAGACCAACAGTTAAAGAAGAAAATGAGAAATGCCTTGAAATACTCAGGAAAGCAGTAGAGGGGGCAATAAAATGATTGTTAATATGAAAGCAATTGAATATAATATGCTTAAAACATCGCTTAAATTATTGTGTGATAGATTACCCGATGTTATGCATGAATATAATATTAATAACATTGATGTACCTGTATTACCTGCATATCCTGCCAATCTGACTAATATGAAAAAACCGTCTATCATTGTGAGGAAGGTAGATACAAATCAATCTAAAGTTGGATTAGGTAATGTAATCGGTCAATATTATGATGCTAAGATTAGAGGATATTCAGATATTGTTGGTAAACGCCATGATTTTATGATACAATTTGATATTGCTACATCGTCTAATACTGATAGGGCATTATTTGAATCTATGATATCTGATGATATATTCAATATGATAGCATATGAAGATGGTGGGACATTTCCATTATATGATTTTACAGCCAATGATGATGCACCAGTTGAAATCGGGTGCGTACAGTTAATTGGAGATCCAACGGTGACTAATGTACTTGATAAAGATGCTTCAAACGAGTGTTATATCGGTGCAATTAGGCATAAATTCGCAGTCATACAGACTGTAATACCAAAGCAAGAATATGTTGACTTGTCTAAGTGGATTAGTATTAAGCAACATATAGAAATTAAAACAAGGAGGATATAGGCTATGGCAAATAAAATTACTGGTACAACTGATACCTCTGGTGCACTTACCACTATGCCTACCGCTGTTAAGAGCGTATTAATTGTTGCCCCAGTTAGTGGCACTCAGGGTTCTGGTGTTACTGTTGGGGAGAAAGAGATTTTCAGTATATCGGGTACGGCAGATGCTACTGATATATTCGGATCTACAAGTATCGCTCCTCAGATGGTTAAAGTGCTGATTTCTAATGGCGTAGATAATATTAAGGGCATCATTGTACCTACACCTGTCGATGAGGAAGATGTTCTTGGAGACACCCTCATGGCTTCTATGGAAGATAAGACAGTTAAGATGGTGCTCTGTGTGGATAATCAGGCTACTACAATTGCTAAGGTAAAAGACCATCTTATCCTTTGCGAACATAATGATATGTTCCGCTATTCAGTATTTGCGCCGAGTTCAGGAGATGCAGTTTCTCAGACTAAACTTGCAACATTTGCTAAGAGTGTAAACTCTGACAGAATTTTTGTTGTGGGTGCAGAACTGATGAACGGTGATAATGCGGTAAATCCGCAGATTACTGCATCTGGTCTTGCTGGTGCAATTATGACAGAAACTGATGATCCAGCACTTCCGATGAATGGAGTACCACTTGCTGGCTTCACAGGTGTTAAGAGAAAGATGCTTGATGCCGAGATGAAGGCACTTGCAAATGCTGGTGTTACGGCAATTACTCTTGATGGTACTACACCTACAGTATATCGTCTGGTAACTTCTAAGGTAGATGAACATGGTGTGTCAGATGCGATTTGGCAGGAAGGTACTACTCGTTTCATTGCGGATTATGTACTTGAATCCAATATGACACTTCTTCGTGCTAACTACAAGAGAACCAAGAATGTTCAGAGGGTACTTGATGGTATCAAGGGTGATATCAAGATCAATATGGAGAAAATGGAAGGTATGGAGATCATCGAAAACTGGAATGAGGAAACTCTTACGGTTATTAAAGATCCTAAAGACCTCTATGGCGCACTTGTTGATTATGAATTTGATGTTGTTACTCCTTTGTACACCATCACAATCACTCAGCATATGAAGCTGTAATCGGCTATAACTAAATGAGGAGGTACAATTATTATGGCAACAAAACCCGTAACTGGCATAAATATTGCCACCAGTAATGATATTTTTATCGAAATCTCAGGTAAGCGTATCGCTGGCGTACAGTCCTACTCAACCAAATACAATAAGGAAACAAAACCTGTTGACGTATTCGGTCAGGACGTACCTATCGGCTATCTGCATGGTAAGAAGAAATACACTATCGATCTTTCAAGAGTATACCTTGAGGATACAAAAGCAAAAGATGGTGTTGACTTCTATACGCTGTCAGATAATGCGTTCAATGTTGTTATCATCAAGAACGGCAAAAAGGTTACCTATTCTGACTGTATCGTTACCGATATCAGCGAAGATGGTTCACTCAATGATAAGGTAGTTGAGAAAATGACCATTGCGGCTCTTACGAGAAAGAAAGGATAATAATGTATGGCTAATGACTTAAGTTATCTGAAAAAGATGCGTACTGGTCAGCCACCACATAGCGTAGTCACCCTTGGAAACAAGGGTGATTCGTTTAATGTGGCAGTTGTCTTATTGTCAAATGACGAAATGCTTAATATTAATGAGATGGTTGAAGAGAGATACCCAAATATGTCTGACCAATCATCTATAACACAGCAGAAAGTACGTGCACTATTTTATAATCGCCTTTTGTGCTATTATTGTACAAGAATACCAGAGGATTTGGACACTAAGATTGCATCAGATCCTGATGAAATTGGTAAACTCCTTGACGATGAGGACATACAGAGAATTTGTGAGCAGTATAATAATCTCTTGATAAATAAAGCACCAAAGCTTGAAGTACTTACCGAGGAGGAACTCGATTCATTAAAAAAATATTTAGAGGTAACTCCATTGAAAGATATAAATACAGTATCGCTCGTTCATTTAAAGTATTGCCATCAGACCCTTGTTTCAGAGCAATGTCTGATGAACAATGGCTCTGGCTCTTCGTCCACCAACGAATAGATGCTGATGAAAAGTTAGAGAGAATGTGCCCAAAATGTCGAGAGGAAGTTACCTCTGAACACAGATGTATCCGATGTGGTAAAGAAATTGTTGAGACAGATTCATTTATTAATCCTAATTTCGATATTGATAAATATAATAAACTAGCGGAAGCTAGTGGAATATCTGATCGTGCTGGTGAGGACGAAGAAGATAATAATGGGATCGAGTTTCTTGATGATGAATTTGAAGATAATGATATTACCACAAATAATGAAGATAGGACTAATCTTGATGATGATGAGTTCTATTATGAAGATGATGATTAAAAATATTGTGAGGTGAAATTTTATGGATGAAGATGAGAGAATAGTACTCACACTCGAAGCCGATGATGAAGCTTCCCAAAAAATTGATCGTGTTACCCAAAGTCTGCATAAACTTGATAGTCAATCAGGTTCAATGGGCAAATCAAGTACTCATTGGGCAACTAATTTTACTAAGGGATTTGAGAATGCAGTAGGAACTATAAATACTGTTACCAGACGATATAATACCATAATGAGCAGTTTTAATAGGACTGTGAAAAGTTTGGTCAGGGATATGGGTTCTGCTATTTATGATTTTACATCAGATTCTATAAAAAATTTCACCGAATTTTCAGAACAACATGCTAAAACTTTGGGTGCTATGTCTGCTGACTATAGTAAAACTTCAGAAGATCAGAGTAGATTTTTTCAAGATGCTCAGAGGTTAAAAGAACAGGCAATGCAACTTGGTACTTATGGTGTAACAGGTAACGGTGCATTAATGAATACTGTAGAGGTATCTGAAGCACAGACCGAGTTAATAAAGGCTGGTGTAAAAGCTGAAGAGATTGCAGACCCTAATAGCACAATCACAAAGGATGTACTTACATTTGCGCAGGCAAATGATCTTGATACCAGTACAGCCGTAGAATTTGCGACTACCCTTGGTAATCAGTTTGGTATAGACAAATCTGATTGGGGTTTAATGCTTGATGAAGTTTCACATACTGCTGATATGTCAGTTATTGATGTAAGAGATATTATCACATCAATGAAGTGGGCAGGCGGTATTACTGCTGGTCTTGATAGAGGTATGGAAGAAACTCTTGCACAGATTGCGATGCTCGGAGATTTTGGACTTAAAGGTTCACAGGCTGGTACTGGTATTCAGGCACTTCTTACAAGAATATTAACTGGTGATAGTACGGTTATTACTAATGCACAGGCAGAAATTGCCCCTGGTAATGCATTAGAAAAATTTTATGAATTCGAGAAAATTGCTAAGCCAGATGGTAATCTATTACCTATGGCTGATATTATAGATGAACTTAATGATATAATGGAAGATATGACCGATGAAGAACAGGCATGGTTTGCTAAGAAATTATTCGGTCTATATCAGATGAAATCAGCATACGCCCTTATGAATGGTGAAGAGGGTGAACTCAATAAAAACATTGATGAAATCACAAATCAATCAAAGGGTACAAATGAAGCTAAGTTAAGCCAATTACTTGAATCCCAATCAGGTCAATTAAAGTCACTTAATAATTTGTGGGAAGGTATTAAAACTGATTTTGGTAGTAGATTAAATCCGTTCGTAGATGCTGTCAGGGATGAATTATTTAATTTCTTAAAAGAAGATGGCAATTATGAAATAAATTTTGATAACTTGCATGATGCATTATCGCAATCATGCGATTTAATCGAAGAAAAATATGGTTCTGCTATTGCCAAGGCAGTACAGAATATCGGTGATTTTGCTTTAAATTTTGCTGAGATATCTATAGATTTAGCCCCACTTCTTGGAGATGGATTGTCTAAGGTCTTCAATTCGCTGTTTGAAGGAAATATATTTGGGGGCGGTGGTGTCGCAGACAATTGGTCTGATATGATATCTAATATGAAATTGGCTGTTGAAGGACTACCCGAAGATTTACAAGGTCTTGGTGGTGCTATTGTTGGTGCAATAGATTGGTTTGGTAAATTAACAGCCATCAATATCGCATCAAATATTGCAGAACTGGTATCATCATTATTACAGATACTTACAATAGCTGGTGGCGCAATGATTAATGTTGCTGGTGGTGTAGTAGTAAATGGTGCTGCTGTTACAACTGGTGCTGGTAC